GTTTCCCAGTCACGATCGGGGTGGGCACTGCCTTTTATCGGTCGCGGGACTCCGGTTCGGAATCAGGACTCTGGGACCCCACGACGGTTGAACTCCAACTTATAAAACTTTGTACTACTTATTCAAACTAAACCATGCCGCCACAAACTCTTCAAAAGATCGAGGGGATGCTTGACAACGACCGATAAGTATGATACACTTGAGGGTCGCAATCGCAGATACAGGGTGTCGGCTCCGGTACGGCATGGGAAACAAAGCTCCGCGACTGGGGTAGCAGATTCTAGATCGCTGCTTTTCGGGTGCAAGGCCCGACTACTCCACTGTGCGTCGAAAGCTCTATTGGTGAGCGGCTGGATTCCAAACCCAGTAGGTGGAGGTTCGATTCCTTCTCGGCGTGTTCATGGTTGCGGAAAGCGTAGTTCAATTTCGGAGAACAGGTACCTGCTGGTACCAGATGCAGATGAGATTTCTGTCGTGGAACGTGGCTTTAGGTGTCGGTAGTTCAACTCCGGTAGAACAAACTATCCTTCATCCATAACGGGGGATTATGTTGAGGGTTCGATTCCCTCTCGGCACCGCTTTTGACATCAAGGAGACTATCATGGATTTTGGCAAAGCATTACGATGGATGAAAAAAGGTGCATACCTTCACCGACTCAACTGGAACGGACGAGGCATGTGGGTTCACTTGCAACGGCCCGACGAAAACTCAAAGATGACGCTCCCATACATCTATATGTATACGGCTCAGGGTGATCAGGTTCCATGGGTTGCAAGTCATACCGACATGCTCTCAGATGACTGGGTCGTAGTCGGCCGCGAAGAGGATGCAGAATACCACAACCACTGAATTATGCGGCCGCCGCTCCCCCGGATTCGCTCGTTCGGGTCTCCGGCGAAGAAAGGGGAGCACAGGTCGTTCAAGGAGAGACCCAATGAATGGAAACCTACCCGAAAACGATCCCCGACAAGGACAGGTACAACTGCGAGCAGCTTGCAACAGTACGTTTGGGCAGCATACCTCGGCACTGTATGAGGCGACATTCGAGCACAGGAGTAGTCCGCGACGATTTACTCATAGATTCATCGCTGAGAATTACTCACACGCCTATGAGATCGCACGACAGTATTACATCGACAATAACCGCATCCCTGATAATTGCACTATCTCCATCAAAGAGAAAGCCTATTTCTGGGATGAGTTTATAGAGCCGAAAACAATCTCGTTGTGGCAACGATTCAAGTCTTGGTTCCGGAGATCGTAATGCATGAAACTCACCACACGCGAGTCACAGATCGTTACCCTCGGTTCATGGTAGAGACCCTAGAATCTTGCGGCGAAGAGGGTGTCAGTGTCTTTCCAAACGCCGAAGATCCCACACAATACGTCCTGATCAAGCGGATGATTTTCAACAACGTTGTTCAGTTAGCGTTCATGGCCGTGGTCACTCAAGATGAGTACAACGACAACACTTCTGAAGAGTTTACTCAGCTTGTTCGCATGAGGTGGTGCGATGCTCTGGAGATGCCGTGTAATTGGATCAATGGGTTCATAGAGGGTGAGTATGAATGATAGCATCAACGATCCTGAATGCGGCATCCGTCTTAGTTCGTTGGATTCCTATCCGATTCACCGTTGTCCACGAGTACGAACAAGGTGTCCGCTGGTGGAAGGGTCGAGCCACGAAGTTGATATCTTCTCCGAGCGTGTATATCTATGTGCCGTGGATTGGGGACATCACGACGGAGACCGTCACGCCACAAGAAATCGAGACCAATCTTCAGGTGATAGACGACCCGAACGGAAAACCCCGCTCGATCTCTGTGGGCATACAATACAGCATCGTGAATTTGCTCTTGTACGAGACAAAGGTATCAAACTTTGACGACAGCCTTCTCAACTTGGTGGAGCGTCTAGCATGCAAAGCAATTCAAAGCGGGGAAAAGGACCCCCTCCCCGCTCTCAAAAAAGAAGTCCGAAGCCAGTGCCGCGAATGGGGAGTAAAGGTGCATCGACTGGGGTTCGTAAACAACGCCCACGTAAGGCCAATTCACCTCCTCCAAAGCGACTAGATAAAGACCCGGTCAGCATGGACGACTACAGCGTCGTGATGCTCCGAGGATTGACTCCCGAAGAACTCGCTGAAATAGCGAAAGGATAATTGATGAGCAAGTATGGAAAGCCCGTTCGCGGCATGTTGACCAGTGCTGATGCCAGTAGTGGAGCCGCGATCCCGATGTACGAGAATGGTTCGCTCACTGTAGTTACATTGAGTGCCACCCAGTTTTTGACTATCACCGATTACGAGATCCATTGCACGCCGGGCGGTGATACGTTTATGCACGTAGGTACCTTGGCCGGTACACCCGCCGCTGGCGAGTATGTAGCTCGTGGTGACCTTCAAGCCGACGGACGTTTAGCTGGGAATCTTGATTGCCCGCGTACCTACGTCAAAGGAAGTACGCCGTTCTTGACCGCTCCTGCTGGAAATGTTTCCGTTACTTTCTCTGGATACATCACAGAAGTCTAATGGCTGGACGCACCACCAAAAGCCTGACTATGCATCTGCGACAGTTGGCCAAAGAGGCCCATTCTGTAGCCGATGATGAGTCAATCATCACCAAGGCAGAAGCCATGGCTGATTTGCTGTGGAAGTATGCATTGGGTTGGGAAGAACCTGATCCAGATGATCCTGATAAGCGTATCAAGCATAAGCCACAACAGTGGGCTATGACTATGATCTACGATCGGCTAGAAGGTAAAGCTGCGAACGCCATGGAAGATACCAATAGCGTTATGACGGCCGCGGATAAAGTCGGTGAGATGGCCAAGAATCAAGTCAATGCATTGACGATGAGTGTAGTTGGCAACGACAATATGCCAAGCGGACCTCCCCCGTATAAGAAAAAGGGTGACGATGTCAGCGAATGAGTTTGCTGTAAAACCCGAACTGTCTGAGAGCTTTCCGAACTTCCCGAGAACGTGGACCTGTCCTGTATCGGGTTTTGTTGTTCCGAAAGATCCGGTAGAGAATTTACAGTGGCGAGCTAAGTTGCTTCGTGCGGCTCAGAAGGATATAGGGTTACAAAAAGCCTTATATACTGCATCGAGTCAATCCTTGTTATTCTGGATCAATACTTTTGTTTGGACCTATCGAGTCTTTGAAAGTGATGGAAACGAGGGTGCAGGTAAGCAGGCAGAAGACCAACACGTTCCATTTGTAACGTGGCCTGTGCAAGATGAGCACATGACTCAGGTCGAGCATGCCATCAACAATGCATATTCGTTGCTCACTGATAAAAGCCGTGATATGGGAGCCTCATGGACACATGCTGTAGTGTTTCACCATCAGTGGTTGTTTCGTCCTGACTCACTGTTTTTAGAGATGAGTCGAACTGAGAAGTACGTAGACGATGCCGGTAACCCAAAATCACTGTTCTTCAAGCACGATTACATCAATAAATGGTTACCTGAGTGGATGAAACCTCGTGTACGCCGAACGTACATGAAGTTGCAGAATCTCGATAATGGAAGTCGTATTGATGGCGAAGCTACTACGGCTGCCGCTGCATCCGGCGACCGTCGTCGTGCTGTCCTGTTGGATGAGATGGCAAAGATGGCCCACGCCAGTAAGGTGAAAGGCTCACTACGCGACGTATCTAAATGTCTGCTTCCGAATTCCACAGCGTGGGGTGCTGGTACTGCCTATAGCCAATGGCGAAATAGCGGCAAGATCAAGGTTGCTCTACTTCCATGGTGGGAGCATCCCGAGAAAGGAATCGGCCGATACGTCAAGCAGGAAGAAAACGGCAAATGGAAAATTCGTTCTCCATGGTATGACCACGAAGAGTCTATTCGATCTCCGAAAGAAATGGCTCAAGATATCGATATGGATCATATTGGATCCGGCGACACTTTCTTTGAAGCCACGAACATCGAACAGCATAAAGCTCTGTTTGTGCGGCCCGCTCGCGTTACTCGGGCGATCGACTTCAAGAAAGGCACAGCCACTGATGCTATCCCCCAAATGCTTGTTCGCAAGCAACGTTCAGCGGTTCGGGTGGGTGCAGGTGGTAAGTGGCGGATCTGGACAAACCTTATTGATGGGCGTCCTGACCAGTCAAAGAATTACATACTTGGCATCGATATCTCGAAAGGCCAAGGAGCATCTAACTCGGTGATCAGCATTATGTGTGCCGAGACTCGTGAGAAGATCGCTGAATTTGCAGATGCAAACACTCCGCCTTATGATCTTGCTCGTATTGCCGTAGCCGCAGCCCTTTGGTGTGGCGGAGCCAGAAATAGACTTCCGCTAATGATCTGGGAAGCGAATGGTCCCGGTTGGGATTTTGGACGGCAAGTAGTCAAGATCTATCAATACCCATATTTCTATACGGATCGAGCAGTTGGAACGGTTCGAGAAAAACAGGGGAAACGATACGGATGGCATTCCTCCCGAGAGAAGAAAGAAATTGTACTTGGCATGTACCGCCGGGCACTGGCCCATGGTGGGTTCATAAACCACAGCGAGGAAGCACTCGCCGAGGCATTGACGTACATCTATTACGAGAACGGCGGATTAGGTCCAGCCTTCCTAATGGAAGAATCAGCCGAGGCACGGAAGACCCACGGAGACCGAGTGATTGCCGACATGCTTTGTCTGTTGGGTGTCGAGGAAGCACCAAAGACCAAGTCTGCACCGCCGTCAGCTCCACAGCGAAGTCCCGCCTATCGCAAAGCGATGCTGGTGCAGAAGCGGAAGAAGGCGAAGATGAACAAGACATTTGATTTTAGAGGGATAGTCCATGCCTAGCGAAATCGGACCACGACGACTACAAGAGGCAGTACATGCTGGTTTCGACCGCATGAGAAACTTCCGTAACGCTAGACTGATGTTCATTCGGTCTTACGTTGGCCAGTACTATGACCGTGATCATGGTACGGTTGGGACTGAGCCTCTCAATTTGATTTTCAACGCTATCCGAGTGTTGGTACCGAATCTGGTATCGAATTTTCCGAAGCATAATGTCAACACCGAATATCTGCCTTATAGGCAGTATGCTGAGATGATGGGCTTGGCTCTTGACTTCAACAGCAAGCAAGTCAATATTCGTGAAGTATACCGTCGATGGATCGTAGACGCGATCTTTACGATGGGGATCCTAAAGACCGGTCTCGCAGATTCTGGCAACGCTGTAAACTTCGGTGATGATTTTATCATTGATCCCGGCGAGATCTACACCAACAATGTAGACTTTGACAATTTTGTCTTCGACCCCACCGTTCGCGGCGATATTCGTGAATCGGCGTTTATGGGTGATAGAGTGATTGGGCCGCGACGAGAGTTTCTAGAGTCGGAACTCTACGATAATAACCTTATCGAACAGCTTCCCAACATTCATGCGAAAAGAGATAGCGGCTCGGGTCGCGGCCATGTGGAAGACCTGTCTCGACGAAATGTTACCTCGAATGCCTTTCTCGAAGAAGAGATCGAAGTGGTCGAGCTTTGGGTTCCCGAAGCTAACGCAATCGTAACTGTACCCGGTACCCGTAATGTAACCTTCGAGAACTACCTCCGTGTTGATGACTACGAAGGAGAATCGACCGGGCCGTATACATTCTTGAGTTTTACCCCACCAGTACCTAACAATCCCTTGCCTGTAGCAATGGTGGGTATCTGGCATGATCTGCATATTATGGCCAACAAGATGGCTGTAAAAGTAATGGAGCAAGCGGATCGGCAGAAAGACGTGGTTGCATATAAGCCGTCAGCCGCAGATGATGCAGTCGAACTTCGAGATGCCAGCGACGGGGATGCGATTTCGGTAGAAGATCCAGAAGGCGTGAAGACCTTGAGTTTCGGCGGGCAAGCTCAGTCCAACGAAGGGCATGTAGTTATGTTGCAGTCATGGTTCAATATGATGGCTGCGAATCCCCAGGGTGTAGGGGGACAAGACCTACAAGCCGATTCCGCAACAGAAGCCGGTATCTTGAATCAGAATTCTAATATCGGACTCAACGATATGCAGGATTTGATCTATATTGCCGGAGCACAAGAAGCCCGTAAACGAGCATTTTTGATGCACACTGATCCGCTGATCAATATGCCCTTGGTACGGCGTCAGCCGATGCTAGGACCAAACGGGATTCAACCGACGGAAGTTCAGATCTTCCTAACTCCTGAAGCTAGACGAGGGGATTTCTTCGACTTCGCAATTGAATTCCAGCAAGATTCAATGCAGAGAGTCGATCAAAATGTTCGCTTGCAAAAAGCGATGGACTTTGCAATTCGTCTAATCCCTGCCGCTACGAATGCAGCCGCGAGTCTAATGCAGATTGGGCAGCCATTCAATTTGCCGGTGTTCCTTAGTAAGATGGCTCATCTTGCAGGAATTGACTGGCTAGATGAAGTGTTCTTTGATCCCACCTTCCAACAGCGAATTGAATTTATCATGCAGAACAGTCCACAGTTTGCAGATTCGCAAGGGCAGCCAAAGCCGCCTAATCTTGGAGTTTCATCGGGGATAGTGCAGAACGGTCAACCCGGCACAGTCGGAGCCGCTCCGGAATCTAATCAACACCAGTTCAACGCCGAGGCTCAACTCGGAGCCGCTGATAGTCAACGAGCCCTGCAGGGCCTCTTCTCGCCCGGTACCGCTTAGGAGTTTCTGAATGCCATTGTATGATTACAAATGCGTGCAGTGTGAGCATGTGGAGACAGAATTTCGTCCCATGCATGCACGAAATGAGAATGGTAAGTGTCCGGAGTGTGAAGCCGCGACGGAGCGACAGTTTGATTTTGGGGCTGATCGAGGCATGACTCGTGAATTCGCTAAACCTATCGAGATGCTGAGTATAGCCCTCAACAGTGATGCCGAGATCACAGCGTTCCGACAACGGAATCCCGACGTTGATATCAGCACGAATCGCAACGATCCGGCTTACGGTGTTCCCATTGCTCGGACTCGGCAGCAGAAGCTGGCTATATTGGATCGAGAGGGCTTTCAGGAACTCAACTAATTCAAAGTCGGACATTTTTCTCTTGACCAACGTCCGATAATATGTTACACTATAGGGTCACGGTGGCGTAGATCCCTCCCCTACCCTCGATTTCGAGCAGCGGAGCTAAGAACCACCAAGGAGTGATAATGGATAAGACGGGACAAAACAGTGAAGACCGGGTTGCGGACACCCCACGGGCGTCCGAAGACTCGCACCCAGACCTCTTTGCCACCGCGGGAAAGATGCTCGCGGATTTAGACGATGACACCAGTGCTGTTGAAACTGCACTGGCAGATACGTTTACAGGTGAAGAGGATTCGGCCGAGCACGTAGAAGAGGAGTCCGTCGAGTCTTCTACGAGTGATGACGTTAGCGAAGAAACCCACACTGTTACCGACGAGGATGATCTTGGAGAAGATGCAGGAGCAGCGGATGATTCCCCTACCCTCCCGGCAGCCCTTCGGCGTTCTCTACGAGCGTATGAATGGTCCGAGGATGAAATCGACGAAGCGTTTGGGCGGGATCCGGAAGGATTCTTAGTAACTGCTTCTAAGATACACAGCACTCGGATTCAGCAAACTCAAGAGTGGGCGGCTCGTGGTCGTCAACAATTGGAAGAGCAGGATACGCTAGCTGGTGCGGGATCAGCTACTGATGCCGTTGCCGCTGATGCTGCCTCTATACCAGATGGCGGTATTCAAATCGATTTCGCCGCTTTGGCGGAAAGTTCAGGTTTTGACGAAGAGGCATTGCGAAAAGCCTTTGGTCCAGTCACTACAGTTGTTGACGCGATGAACGCTATCTTACCCGCCTTGAATGAGGGTATTCAAGCCACTCAGGAAAACAAGGATGCCATCTTGGCTCGGGAAGTTGACCAGTTCTTTCAGCAGGATGATATGTCTCCCTATACCGAGTTTTACGGTGATTCATGGGAGACGGCTGATAATGAACAGGTGGGGCATCGAAATAAAGTCTTGGAAGAAGCAGATTATCTTATTGTTGGTGCAGGCCAACATGGGCAGACGCTTTCGACCGTAGAGGCTTTGGAGATTGCTCATCATCATGTTGCAGCCGGAGAGAAAGAAAAAGCTGTTCGCAAAGAAATTACGTCGCAAGTGAAACAGCGACGAAAAGGAATCACGTTGAAGCCAACGAGTAAAACCAAAGCTGCTCAAACGGGACCTCCATCCCGCGAACAGCAGTTGGCAAACGCGGCTGAACGCTTACGAAAAGCGTTTGGCTAATCAGAAGGAGTAACCCCTAATGGGTATTGATAATGATAAACTCAAAGATCTCCTCAAAACTACTCTAAAGGATCTTCCGCAGAACCAGTTCGAGGTGATGTGGGATTCGCAAGAGTTTGAGTTTGTGCGAATCTATGAGCAGAGTCGTCGTCGGGTCGATGGCGGCACCAGCATTCAGCGAAATGTGATGCTGGACGAGAAGGGCAACGCCAAGTATCGTCGGTTGTTTGACACCGACGAGCCCAAGGTTGACGCTCTGCAGGCACAAATTGATGTGCCTTGGACTCAGCTTGGTACGGACTATTCATGGGACGTACTGGAGATTATGCGAAACCGCAATAGTCCGCGTGGCTATATCGATCTTGTTGAAGGTCGTCGAGTCGAGCGTCTGTGGGGTCTTGCGGAGTTGATGGAAGATCGTGACTGGGAAAC